TACCGGGTCTTCCGCAAAAAAGCAGAGGGGCGACGAGCAGTTCGCAGTCGCATGCGAAGCCGCATAATACGCAGACACGCAGAACGCGCCCGCACCCGCACCACTGTAAGCGCTACCGCCAGCCGCGCGGACACGAAGGCCGGTGGCCGTGGCTCCGTTGGTATAGAAGTAGTCACAATAATAGGTGGATGAACTTCCACCCACTTCCGTAGGCATAGCGCACAAGCCTTCAAAACTCTTACGCTTGATGTAACCCTCTTTCTGCGGACATTCGGCAACCTTTTTAAGTCCCTCTATACTGTTAGGGTTAAAGGCTGCCGCCATGCTCTTGGCCACATACACTTCCGTTTTCACTCCGGCTTCCTGGCTGATTGTCAGGCCACGCACCCAACGCCACAAATGACCGTAACCGGCATGTACCAGGCCAAAGAACACAGGCACATTAAATGTCTTATATGGTGTTTCTTGGTCCTCCGTGCTTTCGCTCGCCGGCAACGAATAAGAAACCAAGCCCGTACCGTCGCCCATTTCAAGACCGACACTGGTAGGAATAACAGGGTATGTGCCGTTATATCCGTTCCAGTCCGGCATATCGGTTACGCCGGTACCAAAACCACCCTGGTACAGGCCGTTGGCATCGCGTTCCTCCTTGAATGCAGCCTGCGTGTTGCGGTCGCCCATGATGACCAACAAAAGGATTTCAACGGCTGCCTGTGCCACAAACCAGTTGGCTTCCCAGCCGTCACCGCGCTTGCGCGCATTCGTCCCGAATGTTGTTGTACTTATGGCGGTTGCCGCCATTCCCAACATCGTGGCCTGCGGTGTGTCAAGTGCCGGGCGTTTGGCATTGTTCGCAAGGGTCAGGGCGGCACCGTTACCACCCCTGTACCGTTCGTCCTCACTAATCACCGAACACAGTTTGTTTTCCGTGCGGTCCATGACACCGGCGCCCAGCCAAGATGTACCGCCCACGGGAATGCGGTAACTTGTGCGTCCCTCAATAGGTTTCAAGGTTATGGCCCAGTAACTGCGTGAGCCCTCGCGCCAGGTGGTGAAGTACCAGGGACGGGACCAGCACCACATGCACTGGCCCATTGAGCCATCCAAGGCCGCAGGGCTGCCGTCCTCAAACTTGGTGCTGTCTTTCGGATCAAGTTTGCGCATGGTAAGGTCGTCCGCCACAAGGTAGCGGCCAAGCCCCAAGGTTTCAGGCAACTTTTTCAGGGCTTCCAGTGAGCCGAACCAGCCGGCTGCCTTGGTGGTGGCGTTATCCTCATTCCACCAGCGACCCGCTATCGGGTTGCCGGCTTCGGACACGGCACGCTCAAGCTCCATGCGCCGGGTCTCGCCCGTCTCGTCCATGACTTCAATCTGCATAGCGCCAAGGTCGCCGGTTGCCTGTTCCAGCTCATTGATGCGCTTGCCGTTTTCAAAGGCTGCCAGCAACTGCGCCAGCTTCGCCTCCTGTTCTTGTGTAAATGCCATTTTAATAACTGTTTAATGGTTGTTTAATACTCGTTGCTGTATATTTCGTAATCCTCATCGCTTACCGCGCTTATGCTGACGGCCTGGTAGTTGGCCTCAGTCTCCTGCGACGCGGAATAACTTTTTATTACCATTTTCGTAATGTCGAAAATGTCAAAGAAGGCACTGTAAACCTCCAAAGGTTTCTTTTCGTCCAGGAACTCACGGAGCTGCCGCAGTTCCTCGGTCGGGTAGTCGTCCGTAATGACACCACCGCGCACCGCCTGGACACCTATAACGATGTTGATAGCCCAGTCGCCCTCGTTGATGTACTCTTTCACCGTGCCGTCCCGCCCGGTCAGGGCTGTGCAGACAATACGCCGCTCTCGGCTGACCGCTGCCACCGCATCCGTTATTTCAAGCTCTGCGCCGTCCTCCTTACGGAAAGTAAGAGTACAGAGGGCGAAACGGCCCTCCCAATATGACCGGTCGGTTATCGGGGTGCCGACCTCATGGGTGGTTATGTCATTACCGCGGCCCTCCCAGCTCGGAGCTTCACCTGTGCGTCCGGGCTTGAAACGTATAAGCGACTTTGCGGCAAACTGGGCCGCACTGACCGCCATAAATGATATGCTTACGGGTAGTTTCATTCTGTTGCCAGTTGGGTATCATTGAGCGCACCCATTAAGGCCTCAAGCACCCGCTCCTTTATCTGCTCGGTGCCCTCGCTTACGGTCGCTGTATGCAGTTCTATGCGCTCAACCAGTTTCTCTATGTTGATTGTCACGTTACGGATTTTACCGCCGCCGTCCCCGGATGCAGCACCCTTTCCGGTGGCTGTGCCCAGGCTGCCACCGGTGGGGTCCACCTTGGGAACCTCTACCGTAGGAACTGCCGCCCCGGTCCCGTTGGTGGCAGGGTTCTTGCCTTTGGCTTTCTCCGCTGCCTGCTTCTTGGCGGCTTCGCTCATTTCTGCATCGTATGCCTCATTGAACGCCGCGCCTATCTGCTTGCCGTAGTCGGAAAATCCGGATTTCAATTTGTTCAAGGCATTGGAAATTCCTTTTGCGTCAAGGCTGAAAGCGGCTTTTATCAGGTCGCCAATGGCACCGAAGGTCTGTTTTGCCAGTTCTCCGATACCTGTAAAACAGGCCTTGAACGCTGCCCAAGTCCCTTTCAGAACCGCCCTGAATTTTGCCGAAGTGTTCCAGAAGTACACACCTATGGCGATAAGGGCGGCTATGGCTGCCGCTATCCAGCCGACTATCGGAATGCTCATAATGGCTACCGACACGGCACGGCAAGCGGTCTTTGCTACCGTCGCAAAGGCTGAAAAGGATGTCGAGGCTATGGTGGAAAAGGTGGCGGAAGCGGTGCCGCCGGTCACGAAGGACAAAACCAGCGCCCCCAAGCCTTTAAGGGCATTGAATATGCCGACTGTGGCAAAACGAAGCACTGCAAGGGTGGCACGGGTAATGTTGATTAAAAAGCCGTTGGATGCAAATTGCCCGGTGATTAGTTCGCGGTTCATAAACGCCATTTGCAGACGGGCAACATAAACGGATTTTTTTACCCATGTCCACATCCCTGCCCAGTTAATCCCCTTAACCCACATCATCAGTTTACCGACACCCAGAATAAGCGGCATGAGTTGTGCCAACGGGGTCAATAGCCCCATAATGGCACCTGCCCAAAGGGTGGTGTCCCCGGTGGCCTGGAAAACCGATATTTTGAAGTCCTCGATTTTCTGGTTCACTACCGCCTGGCGCTCGGCATAACTCTGCATGATGATTGCCGCCTGGTCTGTGGCACTGTTCGTCCCGGTAACGGCTTGCGTGAAGCCGTCCAACGCTTCTGTGCCCTGGATAAGCGCACGGGCGGCGTTGGCATTCTCAACACCGAAAAACTTTGATAAAAGCGCACTGTCGTTTAACATCGGCTTCAACATGTCGAGCCGCTCTTTCAGGCTCTTGCTGTTGTCACCCAATGCCTGCACGTCTATGCCTGCCTTTTGCAGTTCCTCGGCTGCCTGCTTCTCCACAAACCGGCCTTTTGAAAGTTGCCCCAGCACGTTACGAAGGGCGACACCGCCCTCACTGGCTTTCTTGCCGGCTTTGTCAAGCACCTGGATAGCCGCGTTGGTTTCCTCAAAGCTGACATTTGCAGCCTTGGCGGCCATACCGCACTGTTGCAGGGCTGCCGATATTGCCGGAAGTTCTGCTGATCCTGCCTGACCGGCTGCCGCCATTACATTCATCATGCGTGCCATTTCCTCACTGGCTTTCATCGGGTCCTCAAGACTCACGCCATACTGGTTCATGGCTGTTGTCAGAACCTGGGCGGCCGCCACTCCGTCACCACCCATCAGCTTACTGGTGATTTGGATGTTGTCGCCCATGGCGCACAAGGCTTCGGGATATTTACCAAGTTCCGGGCTTAACTGCGACAAAAGCAATTTGTAGCCCTCCACGGCAACACTGGCGTCAGTCCCGAAGGTCTTGGCTGACTGGCGGGCGAAACTCTCAATCTGTTTAAGGCTGTCACCCGTAACGCCTGCGACGGCGCTAAGGTCGTGCATATTGCGGTCAAGCGCTATGCCGGACACGCTGAATGCGTCAGTCGCCTGCTGCAAACCTGAAAGGGCGTTTTTGACCAAATCAATGCCGGCCAGCACCGTGGTAAGTTTACCGATGCTGTTCTGCGCACCGTCAACCTTGGCCGAAAAGTCACCGGTCGCCGTGCTCATGCCGTTAATGGTGGCAGTGTAATTGCCCCCGATATTGAAAATGTAGTCAAAAACGTTAGCCATATCAGATTATTTTATTACTTTTGCATCGTGTTACACGCTTAACATTATGGTCAATATATTAGCGCACATAATAGGTTGGATTTTCGCCGCTGCCTTGGTACTCGGTATCTTGGGGCTCATCCTCTATGTGATTGACCTTTTCCGTTTCACTCTCTCAAAGAAAAGTGCCGGACCGCTTCCGTGGTGGGTGTTCTGGCGCCCTTAATGCTTCTTTTCACTGAATAGCGCTGCGATAAGTTCCGCACGGTTCCGGTTACGCCACCGTTCAAGCCAAATGGCCTGCCCGTAGAGTGCCGCCCATTCCTCCTCCGTTTCCACTTCGTCAGGGTCTTTGTGAAGGTTCGCCCGTATCAAGGCGCAACCCTTGGCAAATGTGTCCTCGTTATCATCATCCGCCAGGGTGTGCGCCTCTACAAGTTTTTTATGGAACCCATGCAGCCGTTTACCAGCTTGCCGAGCTGCACCTGTACCGCCATGAAAAGGACGGCGTCCGTGCCCAGTTCCTCACTGCCGCCCAACCAACAGTTGGTAAACATTATCTTGCCGGCTTCCACCTCATCAGTCTTGGAAACCTTGGTTATTGCCTTGATTGTCGCAAAGTCGGGGCGCTTGAAATAGCCTATATGGGTGTCCTCTCCGTCCACGATGTCCACACGGTAGACCTTGCGGTGCTTGTTCTTCCACGCTTCCAACTGCTCAGGGGTAACACCCCCGTCAAATGTCTGTGCCTGTACGGCTTCTTTATTCTCGTTCATACTGTTTAATTGGTGTTTAATCGGTTTTTAATTGACTGCCAGTGGCCGTTAAGGTCATTAACGCTTAACGGCCGCTGATAAGGTCCGGGCTACTCGTTGCCGCCCCATTCAATGTGGGACGGTACAAGCGGAAGTTCCACCTCCTGCCCGGTATCGCCCTCTTTCCATTTCCGGCTGTTGCCTGAAAACTGGCAGTTGCGGATTTTGTCGGTTGTAATTATACCGCTGTCGGGCAGATACTGCACGATTACATCAAAGGGCGGAAGGTCTTGCAGTCTGCCGTTGGGAGCCTGCGCCTGGAGCGCCTGCACTTCTTCCTGATACAAAATCAGTTTGCCGTTAGGGGTTATGCGCCCTTTGGCACGCCCAACAGGGTGACGGCCTGCGCCCCATTTGTTTACGACTTCCTGTTCGTCGCTGTACTCTACACCGACAATACCCGTTATGGGCACACCACCGATAAGGATAACCACATCGGCCCATGCGCATAGCATACCATTAACCAAAGGAATGCCGTTATTTACTATACTTGCCATTTGTCTTGATTTTTATAGTTATACGGTTTGGGAAAAACCTATCTTTATATTGAAATGGCGGACCACAGGACTTGCCACATTTTCGATTACAAACTCTATACGACCGGTGCTCATTACTTTCTGTTCCGGGTCTATCGCAACTTTGTAGCCGCTGAGTTCTCCGTTACGTTCCATCTCTTCGAGGGCTTGGTTGGCCAAACTTTCAAGATAACTGACACTATAACTTTTCAGTTTACCGGTTTCTGGGTCAATATAGACATTCCCTGCCAAATCCGGGACCACTTTAGCACGGATACCACGCACAGCTTTGTCCATGGTGCGCACACTCTCAATGGCCGCGTAATCGCTTGTGGCTTCGTCCATGGTGTGGCTGTCGTTCATATAGCTGCCGGTCTGTCCGGGCTGCGTGACAAAGAACAGGTAACGTGCTTTGTCCAGTTGCTCCACAAGGGCCTTGTCCAAATCCCTGTAAAGGGTCCCGTCACCGAAGGCGGGGACATTTATGCCGGTAGGGAACCCACGCACCCACGCAATACACTGGTGTACCTTGGCACGGCTCAGAAGCCCCAGGACGGTACCAAGTCCGCTGACGCTGCTCTTGGCCGCGTTGCCTTTGTCCTTGTAAAGGGTTGCACCCGTTCCGCTGCCCGCCTGGCCGATTACCACACTGACGCGGCTCTTGCCGATACCGGCTGCGTCCTGCGTTATCTGTTTGATGTTCGCCACTTTTGGAGCGTACAGAATGGACAACTCGGCCGCCTGGTCTTCCAGGGTATCGCCTATTCCTTGCAGGGTTACGATGTCGTCCGCACTCATATTGCGGTCGCCGCACCATACACCAATCTGCCTGATACGGCCTCCGGCAAAATTCTGTACGGTTTTCAGTTCTGCGAAGGAATAGGCATCACTTGCGCCGGTAGGTTTGGCGAAAATACCGACATACAGGCTGACCGCCGGATTGGTGCGGTAAATCTCACTGAGGTGATAGTGCAACACCCTGACCGCCCAACTGGTGGCGTCGGCGGTAATGCCGGCTGCTTCCGCCGCGTCTATCGTGGAAAGGGGCTGCACCCGGTCGGTCTTGAAACTTGCCGGGGTCTCCGCGTCGGGCAGATAAGCCACAAAGCCGGTTATATGGTCCTCGCCTTGCAACGTCTTGGGGACATTCCCGTTGGTTCTGTTGATGGTTAGTCTTGTGCTCATTCCGCAGTTACTTTTATAAGTTCTTTATTGGGCAGGTTGGCGGCGTGTGCCTTTGCGTCTCCCTCCAGTGGGAAACACTGGCCGTCGTCCGTCACCCATACCTGTGCCAGTTTGTGAAGTTTGCACGCTTCACGACCCACCGCCTTGAGCATTGCCGGTGCGTCCGCCTTGCCGGGCTTCTGCGCTTTGGGTCTGGCGTTGCCTTTGTCCTTGGGTTCTTTCGCCGGGGTTGCGGGGGCTGCCTCCGTCCCGGTCTGCTTGGTATCTTTTAATTCGTCTGCCATGTCGTTTATCGTCTTTTGAATTTATAAATTATCCACCCGGCTACTGCCAGGATGATGATTGCCACGCCCCACATAACGCCTTTTTTGATGCGTTCCCAAAGGCTTGGCGGTCGTTCCGCCACGACTACCGCTTCGGATAATTCGCCACCGTCATAGGTCTGTGCCTCCTTGACTTCGGCGGTTTCCTCGGCATGGTATGCCGTAACTTCGCGACTGGTACCGGTGCGGTCGGTGCGCTGCCTGATTCGGGCTTTCACAGGATGCGCCCCGGTCTGCGGGTCCGGGTCGGCTTCGGTGTCGTAGATTTCAATCTCCGTAACCGTCACCGCCTCGGCGGTTTCCTCATGGCTCTGCGCCTGTTCCTGCCGGGTCTGCGTTTCCTCCTGCCGGGTGGTGGTCTCCCGGATCTGCGTTTCCTGCTTTGTGCTCTCCAACACTTGTCGGGTAGAGGAGCAACTCGTACTTGACAGGGCAACGCTCAACATGAGGACACCCCCAAATGCGCTCAAGCGCGACATTAAGCCGTTGTACATCATTCCTTAATTTGGTTATTTCGTCTTGAAGCGGCGGAACTATCGACTTCATAAGGATGTCGGAAGCCTTGCGCACATTTTCAAGCTCATGGCTCTTTACTTCGGCGATTTTGTCTTTCAGCTCCGCACGGAGCTTGCCGACCTCGACTTCATATTTTGCACGCTCGACCTTTCGTCCTATCCACGACCCTAACGGGCCGGCTACCGCCGCGACAAGCGCCGCTACTATGGTAGTGATTACTTCGCCGCTCATTCACGTTGTTACTGTTTTATGCCTATGGATTGCAGCCACTCCGAAACATCGAAGCTCGGACAGGCTTTCATCCATTCGCAGGGTTCTATTTTTCCGTTGTTGTTTCTGTCGGGGCTGAGGTCCCGGTGGCCTATGATTTTTACATCGGGGTGGCGTTTATGGAAGTCGCGCACATACTCGGCCATTGCCTTGCGCTGTGCTGCGGTTCTGGTGTCCTTGGGCTTCATCTGCTTGTCAAGGCCGCCGGCATACACTATATGCCTGCTTACACTATTGTAGCCGGTCGCCCCGTTGGTGATTTCCCAGCCGTCCACAAATGCGTCCTCGTTGTTTTCCACAAGCCGCTCACGGGTGCCGTCCAACCGAAACAGGTCCGTATAACCGACCTGCCGCCAGCCACGCCCCCGGGGTTTCGGGCTTGTGTGCATCCGCCGGATGTCGGCGGCACTCACATCCCTGCCCTCAGGGGTTGCCGTGCAGTGGATAACCAGATATTTTAATTTCTGCTTTCCCATGCGTTAGGCTGCCGGTTTAGGTGCGCTCACGATTGCCGCGCGACTCTTGGTGTCCGTCAAAGGCAGACAAATGCCCCACTGGCGGAAGTTCACAAGGTTGCGGTGGTAGAGCGGGTCGTTCTTTGCGTCGCTGTGATAGAAGTTAGTGGAGCCGTAGGCTTTCATCATACGGCCGGCATAGAATGCCACGGAAGCACGGGCGTCACCTGCGGCAACCGTTGCGCCCCAGGCTTTCTTCTTGCCGGTGCTCATGGTATAGTATGGCGTGCCGTCATACTCGTAGATGTCAAAGCCATACATGCGGCAAATCTTGCCCTCTGTCTGGTTGATGTTGTAATGCTCCTTGAATTTCTGTTCGGTCTCCAGCAAGTCATTGACATGGTCGCTGCAAAGCACCAGGATACGGTCTTTCTGGGGGATACCCATTCCGTCAAACTTGCGTTTGAGGGTCAGGATGTCGTTATAGGTCATTTTCAGGCGTGTGCCGTCACTTGCTCCGGTGGTCTTGATAACAGGCACACCCTCCTTGTCTGCGTCCGGGGCGATTGCGTGGATGGCTTTCTGCGCTATCTTCTCGCGCAGAGCATCACGGTGGCGCTCCTGCACACTGGCCATCTTGTCATAACTGATAGCGTGAAGCTCATCATCGGTTACAGGGGTTGCCTCGGTATCGAACTTGTCAAGGCTGATAGGTTTGTCCGCGTCCGTCAGGGCAGTAATGGCAAGGGGGTAACTGGTATTGTTCACAAGCACGTTAGGGTCACCGCCCATTTCCGTGAAGTGGATAACATCATTTTCCACATACTGGTTATAGGAACGGATGCGCTGCATCCACCCCAAGGCCTCAGGTGCCGTGCGGAAAGTCTTAATCATTTCACCCGTCCAGATTTCGGTCAGGACACCGGCACGTGCCACACCTGCGGGGGCGAACTGTCCGGCAACAAGGGCAACGGCATTACCGGCCACGGCTCCAATACCGGCGGGCAAACCTACCACTGCGGCAAGCACGGCGCCGGAGGCACTGTTGAAAGCTACCGCGCCCACAATAGCAAACAGGGCACACATCACTTTTTTAAGAAAATTGCTTTTTGCGTTCATTGTCTATTACGTTAATTGATTGTTGTTGTTCGGTTAGTCTTTGAGTTCCGGGCAGTCGACACCATATTCAGCCTTGAAAAGTTCGGCATACTTTGCAGGGTTGTCCTTGCGCAGGGTCAAAAGTTCCTTTTCAGGCACTTCACTGAGTTTTACATACTCCTTGGGCTGTGCTCCTGCTCCGGGGGCGGTTTCCTTGCCCAACGTGATTACTTCGGTAGGCTTCTGCTGGGGCTGCATAAGTTTCAGCGTCGCCGTCAGGTTCTCCAGTCCGGCGGACTTGCCCAACGCAATGAAGTGGTCGCGGTTCTCCGCCAAAATGCGCTTTTCCGCAATGGCATTGTCAACCGCAGTGGTTACGGCCGCAAGCTGGATGGTCTCTGCCTGGTCGGCTTTCAGTTTGAGCAAGCGCAGCGAAGCCACCGCCTGCTCCTCGGTCGCTGTTTCAGGCAAGCCGAGCAGGGTTAAAAATTCCTTGTTCATTTGGTTTTTTATTTGTGGATTATTATTGTCCTCACCCTCGCGCTGCTCGGGGTCGGCGTTTAATTTAAGCATAGGGATTGCCGGGCATTCCTCACCGGCCGCAAGGGTCAGCAACTTGCCGGCATTATAGAGTTGCAGGGCTTCGTCATTGCTCCCGATGTCCACAATGCTGACTTCAATAAGTTTGGAACGTGTAACAGTGGCGCGTGTCTGACCCTCAAATACCAGTGAAGGGTCATCGCTCACCTCCAATACTTCAAGTCCGGCGGATGCCATACGCAAAAAACCATTTTCCCATTTGCTTTCTATCTGCTTGGCAAATGGGTCCTCTTGGTCAAATACAGGGGTACCAATAAGTTTGTCCCCCTCCCGTCGTATATTCTCAATACGACCAATAGGACCGGCCGAACGCTGATACCCCCTAAGGTGCATCCACAAGAGTACAGGGTTACGGTGAAACTGCCCCAACTCTATGCCGGAAGTCAGTACACGTGTGCCGAAACTGTTGACGGCTTCTGTAGATATTACAACTTCTTTCATTCGTCTAAAAAAATAAAGCCGGGCCCACGTAACGCCGCAATGGTATGGAGGGGTGGTGTGCGCTCGGGGCGCCGGCTTCGTTAATCAATCTTTTTACCTTACTTCTGATTGTTGTTGCGGAGGCGGGGGTCGAACCCGCGACCTTTGGGGAATGAGCCCAACGAGCTACCTCTGCTCTACTCCGCGATGTCGTTCAGCACTGCAAAATTGGGGGTATTTCACAAGCCTAACAAAAAGAGTGTAAAAGATTTACACTCTTTTTTATTGTGGTGCTTTTTTGAGCCAATTTTGCACCGTGAAAGCGTGTCCATAGTGGGTACGCTAAACATCTTAAGACTGTTTTTAATATGAATGGCTACTAAAAAAGAACTGGAGAAAATGCGCGAACACGCGCGTCTGCTCTTTATGCAAGGTGAACCTCAAAAGGTCATTGCCGAAAAGGTAGGAGTATCCGCCCAAACGGTAACAAAGTGGGTAAACGACGGGGGATGGCAGGCGGCACGTTCCGCAGCAAACATTACACGCCCGGAACTTGTAAACAAGATTTTGAAAAGTATCGACGTACTGGTCGAGGACCTCGTGAATGAGCCAAGCCCGGAAAAAACGGCGGCCGCAGCTGACAAACTTGTGAAGTTTTCCGCCACCATTGAACGGTTGGACAAAAAAACTTCCGTGGTGGACATTATAGAGGTCTTTATGGCTTTCAGCAAATGGCTGCAATACCGTATGAGTTTCGACCCAAATGTTACTCCTGAACTGATACAGACCATTAACCATTATCACGACCTTTTCATTAGCGAACAACTGCAAAAGACATTTTAGCACATGGCAACAAAAGCGGAAATAATAAAAGCACAGGAACGGTGGAAACAGCACTGTGAAACGGTACAGGCCGCAACCGCCGTAAACATCAACGAGACGGAAGCGCAGCGCCTGGCACGTATCAAGCGCCTGCGCTCGGATTATGCCGCTTTCGTTGATTATTACTTTCCCCACTGGACCGTAAACCCGGAAACGGGAAAGAACACCCCATGTGCGCCTTTCCATGTGGAAGCCGCCAACAAGATACTCAAAAACCGCAACCTTAAAGCGGCATTCCAGTGGCACCGCGGTGCAGCAAAATCCACCAATATGGATGTGTTCGTGCCCATGTGGCTTATGATACAGGAACGCCGCGAAATAAATGTCATGGTGCTGGTCGGCAAAAGTGAGGACAACGCAAAAACACTGTTAGGAGACATTCAGGCGGAATTACAGTATAACCAACGCTACATCCACGACTTTGGCGAACAGTTCAATAATGGGCACTGGGAAGACGGGGAGTTTGTCACCCGCTCGGAAGTGGCTTTTTTCGCCCGTGGCCGTGGCCAGTCTCCACGTGGTCTGCGCTACCGTTCACACCGTCCGGACTATGTCGTTATTGACGACTTGGACGATGACGAACTGGTGGAAAGCCCGGCACGTGTCGCCAAACTCTTTGACTGGGTACGCTCCGCACTGTTCGGCACGCTGGACGGCGGACGCGGACGTTTTATCATGGTGGGCAACCTGATTGCCAAAAACTCGGTGCTGGCCAAATGGTGTGGGATTAAGTCGGTACATGTTACCCGCGTGAACATTTACGACAACAAGGGTAACATTTCATGGGCTGCCAAATGGACACCGCAGGAAGTGCGCGAGATTGAGGACGTGGCGGGTTATCGTGCCTTTCAAAAGGAATACATGAATAACCCGATAATTGAAGGTGCTATTTTCCGCAATGAGTGGATCCGGTGGGGAAAACGCCCGGCATGGTCCAAGTTCTCGGAAATTGTCCTGTATATAGACCCGTCGTTCAAGGGTTCTACAAAAAACGACTTCAAGGCTGCCAAACTATGGGGAAAAGCCGGCACAACGCTTTACCACCTCCGTGCCTTTGTCCGCCAGTCCTCAGTCGCAGAAATGGTAAGGTGGTGTTATGACCTGTACGAATGGTGTAGGGAGCAAGGTATTTCCGTCCGTTGGTATATGGAAGCCAATTTTATGCAGGACACCATACTGGACGAGTTCCGCCGTGAGGGCGAACTGCGAGGCTACCAGTTGCCCATTACTGGAGACAAACGCAAGAAGCCGGACAAGTTCCAACGTATAGAAGCCATCAGCCCGTTGTGGGAGCGTGGCTTCGTGGTGTACGACGAGACACAACGGGACGACCCGGACATGCTTGCCGGCATTGACCAGACCCTGGCTTTTGAAAAAGGTATGCGCGGACACGATGACGCCCCAGATGCCGATGAGGGCGCTATATGGATGTTGCAACGTGACACCCGCACAAAATCGTTTAACCCCTCTTTCGGTAGGAGGACTAATGCAAAAAATGTATCATGGTAATTATTGACTACATCCGCGCCTGCGTGTTTGACTGGCGCAAGAAAAAGGCTATCAAACAAGCCAAAAAATCAGCGGAACTTTACCGCAAAAAATTCCTGGTACTCGTACATAACGGGCGCCCGGTTTGTGTTTCAATGCAGGGCATTAAACAACTGATAAGGCAACACCGGTTCGCCCCGGGCTTCACCGCAGAAAAGGCCCGGCAAATCGCCATTTATGAAGCTGTACCCTCTAACACCTCCGCACATGTTTCTGACCATTGACGATTACAGTTCCGTATGCGACCAGTACGAATTTGAGCAGATAACGCAGAATGAGGATATACGCCTCAAAGCGGAAGCCTCAGCAATAGAGGAAATATCCTCCTATCTGCGCAGCCGCTATGACACTGACCGGGTATTCTCGGCAGTCGGAGAATGCCGCAACTCTATGGTCGTACAGTGTGCCGTTAATATATCCTTGTGGTTTATGGTCCACAGGCTGCCACAGAATATGGGGCACGAACGCCGCGAATGCCTCTACAACGATGCCATTAAATGGTTGCGCGATGTCCAGGCGTCCAAGGCTACGCCGGATTTGCCGGTGTATATAGATGAGGACGGCACAACTGACACCCATAACCCAATACGCACAGGCTGCATGAAGCCGAACAGATACGATTATTAAAAAACAAAACACAATGAAAATTATTTTTAACCTCTCTGAACGCCAAATTCAAAAGGCGATGATTCTTTCTGGCTTGGCAGATGCCGAAGTGGACAAAATAAACAGTGTTCTGCCCAAATACCCGGAATTGGATATAACGGAGTTCATGGAAAAGAACGACGAGGACAATTACGCCCATTTGGCTTTTGCCTCTTTCGCATTGGGGACAATTGTCCAATTAGAAGATAAATAAAAACCAATTAAACACTGTTTAACCGATGTTTCGACTTTGTGCAAAAATAAAGATTAATGGCGACCGCTCATGGTCGTTTGACTTCGTGAATGCCGTGGAGATTACCCGCGACATGGAGAAGCTGACCACCGAAGCCAAAATCACCATGCCTAAAAAAGTCAAGTGGGACGGTGCGGACGAAATACCGGTTAAGCGTGGCGATACGGTCACTATTTCATTGGGGTATGATGACAACCTGCAAACGGCATTTGTTGGCTATGTCAGGGATGTGGGCTTCAAAACGCCCATAGTCATAACCTGCGAGGACGAGATGTTCAAACTGAAACAGATGCCGGCGCAGAAAAAAGCGTACCGCACTGTCACGCTCGAAATGCTCCTGAAAGACCAAGGAATTGGCTACCGTCTTAACATCATGGGAGAGCAGGCACTTGGGGCTTACCGGGTAACTGCCGACACCGTGGCCGCTTTGCTCGGCAAACTGGCAGAACAGGGCGTCCGCTCGTTCTTCCGCTATGAGGACGGGGAACCGGTTTTGTACTGCGGTGTACTCTTTGAAAGGGACACCAAGCCATCGCAGGTGTTCAAAACCGGGCTTAACATCATATCAGACCAAAGCCTCCAACAGCAGAAAGCGGAAAATATGCGCCTGCGTGTTAAGGCGGTCAGCCTCATGCCGGACAATAAAAAAATCAAGGTGGAAGTGGGAGACGCAGACGGGGAACACCGGACACTGCACACCTACAACAAGACGGAAAGCGAACTGAAAGCATGGGCGGAACAGGAAATAAAACGCCTGAAACGGGACGGGCTGACCGGCTCGTTTACCACTTTCGGGCATACCCTTGTTGATTGCCTGGACGCTATCGGTATTGTCATTGACGGGGTAAAAATGGGCGTGTTCCAGGTTAAGAAAAATGTGATTAAATACGGCGATGGCGGCTACCGTCAGGAAATAACCCTCGGACTGCGTGTCGGTTAAATTATAAGATTATGGGAAGTATAAGAGACGCTATAAGACAACTTGCAAAACCGGACGGGGAAACGGTCGCCCTTGTGTGTACCGTGGACGAAATAGACAAGGAAGCCCGTACCGTGGACTGCACACCGATAAACGAAGGTGCGCCGCTCCTTGGTGTTAATCTGCAAGCCAACCAAGGGTCGGACTTCGGCCTGGTCATTTACCCGGAAAAGGGGGCTTATATAGTGGTGGGCTTTGTGGCCGACGGTGCCGCTGGGGTGGTGCTTGCCACGGACAAGATAGAGTCTGCGGAGCTGGTTATCGGTGAAACTTCCGCCGTGCTCGATGCGGACGGCTTGCGTGCCGAAACTTCCAAGATGTCCGTACATATCAACAAGGAGGATATTATTTTCAACGGGGGTAAGTTGGACGGCTTGGTCATTATCCAGAAGCTCACGGACAAACTCAATGAGTTAAAGGACACAGTTAATGACCTTATAAGCAAATATAACAGCCATATACATACAACAACCGCAACAATAGGACCAGGTCCTTCCGTGGGAGTGTTAAGCCCCACGACAAGCACGGCAAAACCTGCAAAACCTTTCCAAAAAAACGATTACGAAAACACAAAAATAAAGCAATGAAAATCATAGGACTTCAAACCGATACGGAAACGGCGGACCTGCTCGTTCATCAGCGTGCTGCCGTCGTTGCAGAGGCTTCCGGCTTCATTGCCGAAACTGTCCTCATTGCCGCACCGGGGGACTTTAAGGAAATGCCCCTGCTTGGTGCGGATGCGCCCGCTATGCTCGCCGCCAACCGCGACCCGTTCTGGCCGGGAAACACTAAAAAGATGCTGCGTAACATCGGGCTTGATGTCGCAGCCATAACCGTTGCCGACACCGGCGTAATTACAATTTCATAGCTATGGAAATAACAGTAAAGGACCGCCAAACACTTCTTGATATTGCCATTATCGCCCTCGGCTCTGCTGCCGGGGTGTTTGCGTTTGTAAGGCGTAACGGCATTTCCCTGACCGACAAGCTGACGGACGGGCAGGTTCTGGAATATGATGCCGCCGACATAATAGCCCCGACAATAAGGGGCACATACGATGTGCGCGGGCTGTCGCCGGCAACTGACATGGACCTCTTGGAATACAGATACCTGCTAACCCAGACAGGCACCAAGTGGCCGAACAAACCGCCAAGACCTGCACACGCTCCTGAAGCTCCGGCCGCCAAGTTACCGATTGACCCGCTGGAGGAAGCTCTGGCAGATGTTATCGCAGGACGGCCGCCAAAAGAGAACACCGAAATACACCTTACACGTATATTTCAAAATCCGTTCGACGACACATTCGCATAATTTTAATACTCATTATAATGGAAAATCTTACACCCATACCGCTGCCGCCGCTTGACACCAAAGAACTGGCGGAACGTGCCGCCTCCATACGCGACGCAGTAAACGCAAAGAGTGTATCCGCCCAACAGGTTGGCGCTTTGTTTTATGACCTGGTGGAGTGCTGCGGAAATGTCCGGGCCGCTCTTGCCCTGTTCATAAACACCAACCTGCCGGAAATACAGCAGGACATTGACCAAAGGCTCGCCGGGGTGGACGATGCAGTGGAGAAAGCCACAGCAGAGTTGCAGAAGTCCGAAGCTGCACGCGCCTTAGTGGAGTCGCTGGTGGCTTCGCTCTCTTCCCAGAACCTCGCCGCACCGCTCCGCATTGACATACAGAGATGCCCCGGTTCTGTCACGCTCACCAACACGATGCGTCCCCGGATTGATGCCGCCCTGTTTCCACGCTTCGGGCTTGGCTCTATTTTCTTCTATGCCGAAAACTCGGCCGCGAGGGTAACCCCTGACGGGGAAATTATACCGTTGGAACAGGGAACCGCCCACATTTATGCGGTCGCCACCGGAAACACCTCCGTTTACAAATCCATCAGCATTGAAGTTGTGCCGCCACGCCTGCGCCTTGCAGGGGATGCGCTTCGCCTCGATGCGGAAGGCAATATAAGACTTACATAATGGCACAGACAAGACATATAAACTACAAAAGCGATTTTATTCTCCGTGAGCGTTTCCGTAATGCTTCCGGGGATATTGTTGCATTGCCCGATGTGGATTTCACGCTTGAATACCAGACCAAACACGGGCATAAGTTCACCGCCTCACGCACAGCCGGGAAGTATGAGAATTGCACGCCTGACGGGGATGCGCTGCTTGTCATTTTTAAGGACCACGGACTTTGTGAGGGAGAATTAAACCGGGAACTGCATTTGTGCCTGGTTAATGACCTTATGCCGGACGGTCTGCAAAATGTCTATTACCCCGAAAAAATCAACGTGGAACTGTGGCACCTCGCCACGGACACCGAGGGCGTGATTGAATGCGACGCACTGGCTGCATATACCCGTGGACTGCCGTTTACTTATGACGACTTCACACCGGAACAGTTGGCGAAACTCAAAGGCGAAAAGGGCGACCCATTCACTTATGAGGATTTCACGACCGCACAAATTGAACTGCTCCAGAAACCGGCAAAGGATGCGGCGAAACTTGCCAATGATGCAGCCGGGAAAGCCGACACTGCAACAGAAAAGGTGCTGAAGCAAGGCGAAACACTTGCCGGCATTTCAGATAAAGCGGTTAAAGACTGCGCCACAGAAACGCAGAAGGCAAAGGCTGCCACCGAACAGGCGAACACTGCCACCAGAAACGCACAGGATGCCGCCGTGGAAACACAGACGGAAAGGGTACTGACGGAACAAAGCCGCCAACGGCTTGAAAGTGTGGCGGACCGGGCGGAACAAGCGGCGCAGCCCATTCCTGCCGGATTGCGTGTAGAAACACCCGCCCCCGTTACCATTGGCAACCCCGTGCCCCGATATATTGCCGCAAAGGTGCTGCCGCTCTCGGCTCTGCAAAACATCATTTACCAGACTGACGGCACTGTTGCTGAAATTGAGCCGGACGGACGCATTGTGCCAAAGGAACCGGGGACACAGCGGGTGCATATCATTCCAACCGGCGGCACCCGGTTCTATAAGACTGTTACCCTTACGGTCGTCGCCCCGGTTCTGCGAATGTCTGCCGCCGGGGCACTGCGCCTGGACGCTTCCGGAAACATTCGTTTAACTTAAGATTTTGAATAATGGCAAACCTCATTACAAACATACGGGAATGGTTCGACCGCCCCACAAGGTCGGAAATAATGACCCTTGCACGCAAAGCGTCAAGCAAACAGGGGCTCAAGGTTACGGCGCAACTGCTCCAGCAAACCGACACCCTGACAAAAAAGGACATTGCGGACTGGCGCAGTGCCCACCAGATGGCTATTGATTACGAGAACCCCAACCGCTGCCGGCTTTATGACATTTACGCCGATGCGGTTCTGGACGCCCACCTGTCCGGCTGTATCGGACAGCGCAAAGGCAAGACACTGCAAAAGGACTTCCGTCTTGTTGGCAAAGACGGAAAAGAGAACACCGAAGCCACCACACTGTTGCAGCAGGAATGGTTCACGGACTTCATGGACCTTTGCCTTGATAGCCGCTTTTGGGGGACAACCCTCATACAGTTGGGGGACATTATCCACGACGAGGACGGCATTATGCGCTTTGACGGGGTGGAACTGGTGCCGCGCAAACACGTTGTACCGGAATATGGGGTCGTGGTCAGGTCGCCAGGCGATGACTGGCATAGTGGCATACCTTATACCGAAGGGGACTTTGCCAACTGGGTTGTGCCCGTCGGCAAAGGGCGTGACCTCGGCCTGCTGTTGAAATGCTGCCCGTCCTGCATATCCAAAAAGAATATGTTGGCTTTCTGGGATATGTTCGGTGAAATTTTCGGCCAGCCTATGCGTATTGCCCACACATCAAGCCCGGACGAAAGCGAACGCAGACGGATTGAGGACGCTCTCCAGAATATGGGTGCGGCGTTCTGGTCTCTGTTCCCGGAAGGCACGGACATTGAGATTAAGGAAAGTAGCCGGGGCGATGCCTATAATGTTTATGACAAGCGCGTGGACCGTTGCAACTCGGAACTGTCCAAAGCGGTGCTCATGCAGACCATGACCATTGATTCGGGTTCCTCGCTCTCACAGTCTGAGGTGCATCTTGAAATTTTTGAGCGTGTCACGGAAAGCGACGCCGCAATGGTAGCAAATGTCGTTAATGGGCGACTGTTGCCGCTCATGGTGCGCCACGGATTCCCGGTGAAAGGCTTGCGCTTCCAGTGGAACAACGCAGCATCATACACCCCGGCAGAACAGCGCGAAATTGAACGCCTGCTCCTGGAGTATTACGAAATTCCACCCGAATACTTCACCGACAAATACGGTGTGCAGATTGCCGGCACCCGTGAAGCGAAAACACAGCCAGACCGTTTTTTCGACTAAGCCCCGCACCAGATGCCGGGCTGCGGGGCTCATATCTTGCGTTTAACCGCGCTTTGGGCGACTTGTATAGTGATGACCTCCTGCGCCTCGCGGAAGGCGACACACGCCCCGATTTTGACGATACGGCCTTTTCCAATGCTGCCGGCATGGTTTATAGGGCCGGCGGCTTTGATGCGTCCATGCTGAACACCCCGGAAGCCCGTGAAATGATTGCCGAAACGCTCCGTGTACTTAAAACCGGTATTGATTCGGGGTTGCCCGTGGAAGTGCCGGAAGTGCTGCGCTATGCCCTCGAAAATAACGCTTTCATTTTCTCCGGCTTTAAGGCTTTCCATACGCTCCGGGAAGTGGGGCTGTCCCTGCTGACCGACAAGGGCGAAATAAAGCCTTTTGAGACATTCCGCAAGGATGTAGAGACGATTAACAGGCGCTATAATCATAACTACCTGTATGCTGAATATAACCACGCCGTCGGAGCTTCGCTAATGGCTTCACGGTGGCAACAGATTGAAGCCGACGGCGACAAGTACGACCTCCAGTACCGCACGGCTCAGGATGACCGGGTGCGTGAGGACCACGCCATACTGCACGGTACGACACTGCCGCCGTCCGACCCGTTCTGGGGTAAGTATATGCCGCCTAATGGGTGGAACTGCCGTTGTACCGCCGTACAGGTCAGAAAGGGCAAATATCCGCTTTCTGACCCTGACCTGTCCATGAAACGGGGCGACAACTGCACCGAAGCCGCCAAACAGCAGATTTTCCGCTTCAACCCTGGAAAGGAACTGCAACTGTTCCCGCCTAAGCATCCTTATTTCAAAGGGCCGAAAGCAGAACCGTTAAAACAGTCCATTGACGGTTATACACCTGCGGAATGGACACCAAAAACAATAACCGAAGCGGAACAGTTCTACCGTGACCAGTTGGGTGTTAATTGCTCACTTGCCGGATTTACAAAGGCGGATATGGCACAAGTGGAAAGTATTTTTAGAAGTGTAGAGCGGCATTTCCAGTGTTTCCCGGAGCTGAAAAAAGAAACCCTGTTTGTCGGTTCTGTACTTGGACGTATTAAACTGCTTTCCGAACGTAAACTTGCGGAACTGAAAGCAGACCCGTATTACGCAAAGTTTGGGGATGACATGCTGAAAAAAGAAGTAAGCCTGTGGATAACACGCATGAAAGTTAGAGCGGGCAAAAACACTTATGCCTATTCTCACGGTGCATTTAAGAATTGGGGACTGTCCGGCATTTGCTTCAACACCTCATGGAAAGGTGAAAAAATAGACACATCGCTTGAAAAGGATGTGCAAGCCAAGTGGCACCCGCCAGGCACCGGCACATTGAAAGCCGTTTTTGACCATGAGCTCGGCCACGAGATTGACCGGCTTGTCGGGCTTCGCACTCATAGGGATTTCCTCAAAATATACAATGAGGAAATGCCAAAGGGCAAAGCGCACATTACGGAGAACCTGTCCACCTACGGGCATAAAAACCCGGCTGAATTTATTGCCGAGGCTTGGTCTGAATATCTGAATAACGAAAAACCGCGACCTATTGCGGTTGCGGTTGGAACTATAATAAAAAAACTATATACAGAAAAGTATCATGATTCCGGTTCTTCGTCACCGTCCACATAAACACGCATGGTATCACGGGGCTTTGCCGGCTCAAAGACATAATCGCCTTTTTGTCCCGGCAATACCATGGTATGGCTTTCTGCATCAAGCAAAATGCTTAATGGTATATTGTCAAAAGCCAAACAGGTATGTCCATGCTTAAAGTGCTTGCAGTGCTCACACATATAAGGGCATTCCTCTATTTTATCTGTAATTCTTGCCATGCTGCAAAATTACAACTATTTTTTGGTTAAACAATGATTAAACACCAACTAAATGCTCAACGCCAACGAATTAAAAACGGACATACTCAATGATCTGCGTGTGGAACTATCGGAAGAGTTCGACCGGAACTTTGAGCGTAAAGCCTTTTTCTCGGACAAATGGAAGCCACGCGCACACGATTACCCCAAAGGCTCATTGTTGCTTGTAACCGGAGCCATGCGCCGCTCTACACAGGGGCACGTGGAAGGGAACGGGGTGCGGTTCTCGTCAGCTCTGGCATACGCTGCCATTCATAACGAAGGCGGAACTGGGTTTAAGCCTGTCAAGTCACACCAGCGCAAATCCAAGAAAGGAAAGGTTTACACCGTCCGGGCACATTCCCGTAAGTTCACCATACCCAAACGTCAGTTTATCGGGGACGGACCGGACACGCAGCGCCTCATTAAGGGGGTCATTGACGACAACCTGCAAAAGTTCAATTTATCACTTACCAACTTTATAAAGAAATGAGAAAAGCAATTTTTTTAGCCATTGCAAATGCCCTTTGCCCGGCAAATCCGACTGACCCGAAAGCCGACACCTCAAAAAACATAGTCCCTTATGTGGACTTGTGGAATGACCAGGTAAACCTCCTCGGTGGTGGTACTGCGTTTGAAACGCCGGCGGTGTTCGTGGAGTTTGAACAAATAGACTGGAAACAGCAGAATGTCGGGGCTCGCCGGGGCGATATCCCCGTGCGCCTCCATATCGTGACCCGTGCCGTGGCTGCACACGGTTTTCATGACCCGCGTATAGGCGAAGCACTGGCGGTCTTTGACCTGATTAACACAATTAACGCCAAAATGCAGGGATTGCGTGGGGAAGGCTTTGCCGGCTTCCAGCTTACCACATCAGCGACGAACCACAACCATGCCGAACTTGTGGAGAACGTGGAGCGGTTAATAACATCAGCCCAGGACTGCACAGGTATGCAGAAAATGCCTCATGTGGTCGGTCTTGCTGCCGTTATCTCCAGCACCAAATAAATAACGTCCCCGGCGGTTTTTGTCCGTCGGGGATACCTGTAAATTCAACCGAATAATGTAGGTTGGCCGTCTTGCCGGTTGTCAGGTTCTGTGTCAGGGTCTATTCCTAAATAGGCCAAATATGTGCGGTAACAAATACCAAATTCGGGCTCTATCCAATGACGCCAAACAGCCCTGTAACACTTCGCCTGATTCCCGGCTTCATAATGCAGCGCAGTAACCGCTTTTATATGCTTCGCTCGCGCTATCGTACTTTTATGCCGCTTTTTCATTGCCATTTGCCCAATTTTTTGTAATTTTGCACCATCCTTTTACATCGGGCGGCGTCTGTTTTTTTGTTCTCGGACAAATGAGCTTACGCAGCCTTTTTTTATGCGCCTGCTTCTACTCCCGGCTTTTCTGCTTCCTGCTCAGTTTCCACCAAGTCAACGTCAGTTATACCCAGCGGAATGTTACGCCAGCCGTTGCCGGTCGTTTCATCACGATACTGCGCCCGGATATAGCGGCGTGTTTCGGTCGGCATATAGCTTTCCTGGATGATTTTTACACCCTCCTTGAACTGGTCGTCGTTGCTTTCCTCCGCCATTTTGGCCAACTGGAGCACACGGCTTGCATTGAGGTTGCCCTGCTTGTCCTTGCTCAACAGTCTAAGTACGGTATTGACAAGGGTCTTGGTCTTTTCATCGGTGGCAAGGCTTTCAATGTACTTGCGAACCATTGCGATGCCGGTCTCTGCCATGTCGTTCCAGCCGTCCACGGTATTGACACCAAGGGTCAGGCGCAGGGTGCTGTCAGAATTGGTGAAAGTGTGGCTAAACTGGCCGTCCTCCTTGAAGCCCACGACCTCCGCTTTCATGTCAAGGACGGTTTGGAAGTTGCCAAACACGGTGTCCTTAACCGTGCGGATGTCCTGGCTGAGCTTGCGAAGCTCCGGAACTGCTTGCGCCAGTTCATCATCGACCATTTGCTGATAAGTGGCACGGGCTGCCTTGCGCCGTTCTGCCGCTTCCTTTTTCTCTTTTTCAGCCTTGTAGGCTTCCCATTCTTCCCGCTCTTTGGCGGTCATTGTTACTTGTTCACTCATTGTTAAACGCTTTTTTATTAGTTATTAAATTGCTGTTTATCGCCTGTTTTATCCTTTCACATCGGCGCAGCGTTAATTATCGTAGTCCTCTGCATCTGCTGCGGAAAATTCCAGTTTCCCGGCTTCATTCTCTGCCCAGTTTGCAAGTTCGCGGAGCAATTCAATATATGCGTCTTGCTCCATGTCGGCCGTTTCCGTTCTTATGGTGGCCGTCAGTCGTTGCAGTTCTTTGTCCATATCACAGGCACAGGTAAACCAGGGTAAAGAACAGAACCTGCAAGATTTGACCGACCAAGCCGCCCAGAACCGTGGCCGCTATGTCCAGCCAGTCCCATTTACCGCCATAGGCGTGGTCCTTATACTCCATGCCCATAGCGACACCAAGGGCAAAAAGGAATGTGCCTACAAAGCCGCACAAAATGGCATACTTAAAATGTTTCTGCCTGTTGCTTTCTGTAATCCAGCTCATAATTGATTATTTTAGGGGTTATTATCTTCTTGATATTTTTATTTCAACATCTCCGATTATCTCTTTAATGTGATTAAGGCTGCCGGCCTTTTCACTGACCAAAAACAAATCGTATTTGTCTTTGGGGAATTGAACAAATGGGTAACGGTAGGTGTTTACCCGGCACTTTCTAATGAGTTGCCATGTATTGGGATACTCATTGCTATCCACAAATTGCCATTTTATCCCAAGCCTTACATGGTAGCCTCTACCGAACGGATAAGCCACCCCGTCAAGAAAAGCATATAACTTCTTTTTTGCCTCCATAACTCTTAATTATATGTTGGTTCTATATCTTTGCCGCCGGTGAACGCCTGCACAAGCATGGCGCTTGCCAGCGCATCCACGCTCTTCTTGTCCTTGGTCTTGTTGTTGAAAGTGGCTATAAGGTTGCGCAGCCGCTCCCTCGGTATCTTGTTAAATTCACTGTACCCGGTGGCACGACATGCGATGCCCTTAATTTTGCTAATGCCTTGGCTTTGGCAGGTTTCACGCAACCAACTGCCAATCGCTGCAATTACCTGTTTACGCAACTTGTCAAGTGAAGCGGTGCCGTCCTTGTGGTTCACCTGTTCGCTCAACTTGGCGCAGATGTCAATTAACTGGTGTTGGGTCAGGTCGCGGCTGCTCTCTACGCCCCAGCTTGACAAAATGTCCTTTTTCTGGTCGTCGGTCAAGCCCAACACACTGCAAAGGGTGTGGAACTTCTTAAGTAGTCCACGGTGGATCTGGTCCATTGTCTTGTTTTCTTTTGTCATAGCCTTTTTATTTTATTTGGTTCAACCAGTAAGCATCTGCGCCCTCCTGCCATATTATAAAATCCTGGCCGCCTTCGCCAAGTTCCGGCACCTCATAGCGTGTTGTTACAAATGCCTTGTAACCCTCCACCCTTATTTTTATTTCAGCATCATAGCGAATTGATGCCGCGAGGTTGCCTTTGGGTTCTCCGTGCTTTTCCTGACTTATGAAAATGAAAAGTTTGTCCGGAAACTCGTCTTTTAACTTGGTGTAGTCGTTCCATTTCCAACCATGCAGATATTGCACACTGTCAATTACCACGACTTCGGGACTTTTGCGCTTGCGCAGTCTGGTGCGAAGGTCTGCCATGCTTTCCTTATTCAGCAGGATTATTTGGCTGCCTGCTTCCTCCATACCCACGCGCTCCCATGCCTTTTGCAGGGACAAACTCAACCCCTGCTCAAGTGAGTTATAAGCCACGCGGCGAAACTTACACAGGTACTTGCAAAGCATCAGCAAGAAAGTGGTTTTACCGCTGCCACTTCCCCCGAATATCAGCCAAGCGCCGCGCAGTTCGGGGCGGCCGAAACTGGCCAAAAATGGCCCGTCAAAATCCGCCGTCTCGAACTGTGCCGCCAGCACATTTTTATTGCTTATTGCTCTGCTCATAATACTGCTTTTGCCTGTTATTTTGCGCTTTTTCTGAACCAGCCGACCATTGTCTTAACACATTTGCCTACGCAGTCTACGAAGTCCAAATAACCGTCCTTGTCCACGAAAACGCGGACCAATGCCAACGGCACATAAACCACATACAGCAACGCCATGCCAACGACGGCAATAGCCAACTGCAACGTAACAAGCACTGTGTTTAATCCTCTATTTTTCATAATGCACCTCCTTTTAAGGTCGCCCACACACTGCGCTTTACGCGGCGAAGGTCGCCCTCACTTTCGTTTATAATTCTGTTGATTCCCTTGTTGTCATTCAGTCCGTTTACCACACATACGGCTGCGATGTCCTCGCTGTTCAATACGGGCAATTTCACGAACTTGCGCCCTATACGGCTGTATATCTCTGCATAACCCTTGCGGTTCAACCTGACACCCCGTTCAATGCGCTTTTGCAGGAAACTGGTAGCGGTCAGGATTATGCCGCAGTGTCCCTCCAGTTGGTTATACAGGCTAATGAAAAAATAAAGCACCTGGTCGGTCAGTTTGTCGGCTTCGTCAAGGATGATAAGGGGCGCTTCCTTGCGTTTGAGGGTGTCCACTATATCGTCCATCATCTCGCTTACCGTCGTGCCGCTCACACTCACACCCATGCACTTCAACAGTTTGCCCATGAAGGTGCGGCGGTTCCAATACTCCGAACAAGTCAGGTGGTAGGCGTTGGGATGCCCGGCGGCATAGTTTTTTATGGCTTCTGTCTTGCCGCATCCTGCCTCACCGGTAACGGCAAGCACCAACGCATCAGCCTGGGCATTGGTCAGGGTGAAGCTCATGCACTCGTATGCCTTGGTGTTCACCACCTGCCACCCCTCCGGCTTTCCACCGGTCTGGGCGGCTATCGTGCGCCACATTTCGTCGCTGATAGTGTCCCAAGTGCCGGCAAGCACCTTGCTGATTGTGGCGCTGCTCACGCCGTTAAGGCTGTTGGCCGCCTTGTTCTGGCTGCCCTTTTGGTCGCAATATGCGCGCAGCTGCTCGCATATCTGTTGTTTCTGTTCCTTTTGCATCGTTTATTTGTATTTAAGTTGTTGTTAAATCGGTATTTTAGAAGATTGAGTAATCATCGGCGCGGTAGTCGCTTGTGTCTGTTGCAGCCGCTCCCTGCGGTATGACCGGCACATCCACCGGCTTAACCTCTATGGCTTTGATGTCTGCCGCTGCAAGGCGTTTCCGGCTGCGTTGGTCCTTGTGCTGCCCTCTGCTGTCCGTCAGCAACAGGCGGTCTTCTATGCTTCCACGCAGTGCCGGGGTGCTTGCTATCAGCTGCTCGGTTCGTTGGTAGTTCAGTGCCATGCGTTCTGCGGTCTGTTGCTCCAGCTGCTTGTTGAAATCCTGGACACGTGCCAACTGCTCATAATCGCCGGGCTTACGGTCTGCAAGTGCCATAGGCTGCACATACTTTTCTGTGAGCATATAGCGGCGTGTGCCGTTATCATTCACTGCAAGGATTTCGCTAAGGTCGTCGGGGTCATATTTCACGGTCCAACGCTCTGCGGCGTGTTCGCGGAATGTCAGGTCGAAACAGTCATAATCACGCTTGACACCTAAAATGGTCGGGCGCAATCCGCAGCCCTCCAGGGCGTTTTTGAAGCCGGTTTCCTGTCCGAAGTTCAAGAGGTACTGTTCATGGCTCAACGGCAAACGGCGTTCCGGTTTCAGGTTGACCATTAGTTCACGGAACTTGTCCACCTTGCACATCCTTTCCAAATACATGATTTCGTCTATCTGCTTACGTACTCCCTGCTCATCGGGGAACTGGTGGCGCAATTTGTTCAGTGCCTCACTGTTTGGCTGCCTCTTTGGATCCGTGGTTACACCGTAGCCGCTCCAGTTGTTGAACCTGTTGCAGAAAGTGGTGTTTAAGTAATTGAAATAGGGCTCTACCGGCTTTGCCTTGGCATTCTTTACCCTTGCAGGGGTCAGTTTGTCACCCATAACCGCATAAAGCGGCGACATGGCCTTAAATGCGTAATGGTCGCATTGTATTTGGTTGGCTCGGAGCATTTCCCCGAACAGTTCCCGGCTGTGGACGGCTGCGTTGCGCAATGCCTCCTTAATCAGTTCCGGACATTCCTGCTTGCCTACTGCGTAGCCTATCGGGTAATCAATGCAAGGGTCAAGCACCACAACAATGGTAAGGCGGTTTGTGTAGGTCGTTACATTCCCACGCTTGGTCTGCTTGGTGTCCTGGTACAACAGTTCCACGGTCCAACCGTCAAGTGTCCACATCAGGAATGGGGCGGTCGGGCGACTACGCTTAACTTGCATTTCCTTGTTGTTCCGGAAGTTTGAAACGCCCAAGCGACCGGCACTAACCACCACGTCCAACTTTTCACGCCATACGCCCACGGCCGCCGGGGTTATCTCTTTCCACCCAATCTCACGCGCTGCATGGTTGTAGTAATCTGCCACACGCACATCAGTAAGGTTGTTGTGGTGGCTCAATATCGTAGCCAGTAAACTTTCCTGGTCCTCTGTCACCACCTTGCCGGCGTTATTGTTCTGATACTTGCCGCTGATGAAGCACACATAACCCTGCTCCAGATACTCGGAAAACTTCATCTGCAAGCGACGGGCGCTGCGTGGCAGGGAATGGGGGAAACGGTCTGCAAGATATTCAAGCGAATTGGCAGCCTTGCGCCAGAACTCGCCCAATGGGGCGCGCTTGTTGCCGCTCTTGCTGCGCTTGCTTTGGCAGTCCTCAATACAACGGCGAAAGGCATTCATAATGGCACAGTTGTTGGCGAGCTCCACCTGCTTGACTTCCGGCAAGTTCCTGCCGTCTGAAAGTTTATAACTCTGATAGAACAACAGGGCTGAGCCGTCCGGTTCTATGGTGTCCATAAACTCGCGGCTGTCTGCCTGTTCCTGCAAATCAGGGTAACGCTTGTAAACCTCTGTGCGCCACTTCAAAGGCAGACTGTCAACGGCAAACAAGGCTGTCCGTCCATTGCCTCCCTTGCGCACTTGCTGCACCTGCCCCTTACGCACAAGCGCGTTAAGGTTTGATGTCGTAATTATGCGCCCGGTCAGTTCTGCGTGGCTGATACATATTTGTCCGTTAATTGTTTCCATACTCAAAGACTTTCTGCGTACAGTTGGATTTCAGTAAGTTTCTGGATGCTCACATTCTCCCAGTTGCCTATGTGTTCACCCATGCGATTGTAAGCAACCACATTGCCGGTACCCTTGTCGACCTCCAGCTTTACACCGTTGTCAAAGTTCTGCACCATGAGTTGGCGTCCGTCCTCAGTTAGGTTGTGCAGGGTTTCACACTCGGGGCAGTGGCGCATCGCTTTCCCGTCGTAATCACGCTTGGCAACATAGCGTATTTTTTTCGCCAAGGGGGAATCCTTGCGGTAAGTAAGTGCCATATACACAAATGTTTCTGTACACTTAAACAGTTTGGCCAACTTGGTTTTGGCCTCGTTGGTTACATCAATGTAACGCTTTGATGCTGTATCCATATCCTTTTACTTATTTGAGGTTTTCAATTTCATAATCATTAAAGCAATTTGCTGCAACGGCTTCAACATAACCCAATGCACAATCGCCTTCAACGGCAATAAAGACCATATTATCGCTAATTTTAATGGCGACAACATCATCGCCAGAATTGATATTGACAATAAAATTGCTAAGTTTCGTTTCCTCCACTTTTTCTGTAATCGTAATTGTAATTGCTCGCATATCCTTTTACTTTAAGTTATTACATCCGTGTTTTCTTGCCCACATGCCACCTTTTTCGTATCTTTGTAGGCTGTTAAAGCAGTAACACGTTGCAAAGATACAGAATTTCTGTAATACACAAAAATAATTTTCAGAAAAAATGGAATTATACGAGCGAATAATATCTAAAGACGAGATTAACAGCCGGGCAGTGGATGCCTTATTAGCTATAATTGCCAACGGCTTAGTGGCTACCAAAACGGATTTGGCAGAATGTTTAGGGGCAAAGCCTGCAAAATTTTCAGAAATTCTGAATTACAGAATGAAAGTGGGCATTGATATGGTCGCAAAAGTGTGCGACCGGTACGGAGTTGACCCATATTGGGTCCTTATGGGACGCGGGAACCATATTTTCAGGGACCCAGACTATGAGCCAGAACCATACTATATTGAAGATGATAACGACTTGGATCGCCAATATCACACATCCAAAGAGGACATAAAAGGAAAACGTTTAGCAAAAGTATCAGTAAATGAGCTTAAAGAACAAGCAGCTAACCCTCAAATAACAGGGTTAGCAGAATTATTTTACAATAAAACGTTGGAACAAGCCGAAGAGATTGGGAAGTTAAAAGCACAAATAAAGGAACTTGAGCAAAGACTGGGAAAGAATGCTGCCGATGCCAACACTTCAACTACTGCAAATGCAGGATAGGGGGTTATACTCCAGCATTCACCCCAATACCTCATTGCATCCAATTAAAGCCATTAAAATAGCGTTTATATGCCGTTTTATGCTACTTTTTAAGCCGTTAAACACATTAAACGCTGATATACAACAACTTAAACAAACAACAACCCTATTATTTAACGGTTCTACTTTGGTATTAAAGGGGTGTTTATCGCTTAAAAAACGGCATTTTCAAAACACAAAATGATATTAAAGGGGTCTGAACATACCACCAAAATGATACCCAACTGTATGTCCAACTATGTGTCCAACTCTATTTTAAGACACGAAACGAGCAAAAATTCACAGCCACTACCCTACCATTTTCGCCCTCAGATTTTAGCCCCAACCGTCAGCCATTTAATACCTGATTAAACACCTGTAAACACCCAGCCACAAAACCGCACAGACACACACGCAGCGCATTCCCCTGCCCTACCCTACCAATGTGGCATAAATAGCCACTGGAAGCCCGTAAACGCACCATTTCAAGCCATTACAGCCCTTTCAAAGCCAAGTACACGCGCACACGAAAAAGGCGGCAACAGTGAGCCATAAAAGCCCATTGTCACCGCCAGAATTAAAGCCGGTTAAAGAGGTATTAAACCCCTGTTAAACGGTCATTAAACGGTCGTGTTCAAAAATTAAAGCCAAATTCAAGCCAATTCAAGGTTTTGCACGTTTCGTTTTTTCAAGCAACCACATCCAACAAGCCCGAAACGCATACTATATCAGCGCTTTACGAGCATTTCAGTCACACAACACTTTGCTCACTTCGTTTTTATGCCCATAGTAGCCATATATTAAAATTTTGGGGGAATTTTTTGTTGTTGCTTTGTTTCAGACGTCTGATAAGAAAACATCTGC